GTACAAAACCAAACCGTATGCCCATCAAGAAGAGGCACTCAAGCGATCATACGACAAGAAGAACTACGGCTACTTCATGGAGATGGGGTGTGGCAAGTCGAAGGTTCTTATCGACAACATCACATGGTTGTATGAGAAGGGTCTCATCAACACTGCAGTCATCGTTGCGCCTAAAGGGGTGTACCGGAACTGGCAGATATCAGAGATACCGACTCATCTTCCAGAGGACGTTGAACACGAGGTATATGTTTGGAGTTCGAGTGCCAACAAACGACAGCGCGAGAAGCTGGACGAAGGACTGCGGACCGGTGACCAACTCAGAATATTACTGGTCAATGTTGAGTCGCTGGGGGCGTCAAGGAAGGCGGCTCAATATGTGGATTTATTTACACGCGGCACGAGTTTCATGCTTGCGGTCGATGAGAGTACAACTATTAAGAACCCCAAAGCCAAGCGGACTAAGGCTCTGGTTGCACTTGGTCAAGGTGCGGCGTACAAACGTATTCTTACCGGATCGCCCGTTACTAAATCGCCTATGGATCTCTACGCGCAATGTGGATTCATGGATAAAAGACTGCTTGGATTTGACAGTTATTATTCGTTTCAAGGACGGTACGCAATCACGCGGACTCAGCGCATGGGTTCACACAGCTTTCAGCAGATTGTGGGGTATCGTCAGCTTGAAGAACTGTCGGACAAACTAAGCGCGTTCTCGTATCGCGTGACGAAGGACGAGGCCCTTGATCTGCCGAGCAAGATATACACTATCCGTGAGGTGTACTGCACCAAGGAGCAGTTGGAGTATTATCACTCGATCAAGACGGCGGCTATCGCCCTGCTTGAGGAAGGTCAGTTGGTCTCTGCCCCTTCTGCAATGACCCAGTTGCTGCGCCTACAGCAGGTGCTGTGTGGCCATCTCATGACTGATGATGGTGAGCTAGTGGAGTTTCCAACCAAGCGCATGGAGGCCCTTCTGGACACGATTGAGGAGATGGATGGCAAGGTCATTATCTGGTCACGGTTTCGGTACGACATTCGTAAGATTGCGGTGACACTGGAATCGAAGTACGGCCCAGGATCGACAGTCAACTATTATGGTGATACGTCAGATGAGGACAGGCAGGAGGCTGTCAAGCAGTTTCAGTTCGGAGATGCGAGGTTCTTCGTGGCCAACCCACAGACCGCCGGCTATGGTCTGACACTGACGGCGGCGACCAACGTGATCTACTACGCCAATGACTTTAATCTTGAGACACGGGTTCAGTCTGAGGATCGGGCGCATCGGATCGGTCAGCATCATCCGGTGACGTATGTTGACCTGATGACAAAGGGCACGGTTGATGTTCACATTGTGAAGTCTCTTCGGAACAAGATTGATTTGTCTGCGAAGTCTTTGGGCGAAGAAGCCCGCCAATGGTTGGAACTTGACCCCCGCCGAAGTGACGATTAGATGTCTGCTGTTCTGCGTACAGGATGGAAGAGTGGCCCTGATGGGTTGAAAGCTGATAGGGATAAAGCGCACAGGACCCAGTTTCAAGGTCCACATACAGAAGACGGACACCCAGTTTTATTTGGTCCGGCTTCAGAACTCGTGAGACTATTGAGCCGTTCTTTCTGCGGCCCACGGTCTTCACGTCGAACAACAACAGTTCCCCTTTGGGGGTAAGAGCAATCAGGTCGATCGGCCCCTGCTCAATAAACGGAGAGTATACATAACAGTTTTGGGACATAAGCCAAGCGGCGGCAATGAGTTCAGATCTTTTACCATCACGAACCTGATGTGCTGGTCTCATTTTCTCCTTGACCCCCCGATCAATTATGAGATATACTCATAAAGAGTAACACAGTTATATGAGGCAAACAACATGGACGTAACAAAGTGGAAATCGATTGCGGTATCTATCGAGGTGTATGACCAACTCAAAAAACGCGCCGCCAAGAATGATAGAAGTGTCAGCCGCGAACTGATGCACATTGTAAAGCAGCGTCTTGAAGAGGATGCCAAGGCGGCGTAAGCGAATGACTGCTCATCATGAAAAGGAAAACGCCCTTGAGCAAGGCAGGAGGTCCCATCATATGGGGCGGAGGTAAGAAAATGGAACTAGCTACTTTTACAAGTAAACAGAGACCTGTTGTCTCAACTGATCGGATAGAAGTTCAGATTGATAATCTGAAGTCACTGATCAAGAACCCACCATCAACCAGTCGGGTGTGTCACTTCGGCCCGGAGTTGGCGACCTACATCATTGAGAACTTGAATGTAGGCAACCGCTCTCCGAAGCCGCGTCAGATCAGAGTTTACGCTGACGACATGGCCAACGGTAACTGGTCAGTGACAGGGGTGCCGATTGTGTTCGCCACAAACGGTCAGCTTCTGGACGGACAGAACCGCCTGATGGCTGCTGTTCGTGCGGGTGTGCCGTTCACAACACACGTTGTGTTTGGTGTTGAGCCTCAGAGCTTTGTTCACTTTGACATCGGTAAGACACGGACAAACATGGACGTGTTCCAGATTATGGGTGCGCCGTACCCGCTGGAGACAAGCAAGTTTGTCAAGCTGTACCAGGCCTACTCTCAAGGAAGTGCATCAACTCGTAGTCTTAAAATGACGAACGATGAAATGCGGTCATTTTACAATGACTTTGTCGATCAGGATTTGCTGGTGCTGGCAATCAAACATGCCAAGAAGGTGGCGAAGAACGTCAAGTTCCCGACCGCTCACTTGACCTGCCTCTTCTACATCGCTGCCCAGAACGGGCACCTTGAGAAGGTGAAGCAGTTCATGGTTGACATGGAAACCAACTTCGGAGCAGGGCCTCGTTCGCCAGTGCGGATGCTGTTGGAAACTGTGGCACGGATGCGGATGGATCCGACCCTGTCTCTGTCGTCTCAGCATTACGGGGTGTTACTGACACGGGCGTGGTCGAACTACAAGGCGGGCAAGGCGTCTGTTAAAGCAGACATGGTTGTTCGTTCGGATGATTCGATAGCAGAAATTTAACAGAATCTGGGGGGTTATGAACGGGCTAGTTAAGGGGGTCCGGTGAAAGTATGTATGCGTCCCCCAGCACAGGGTTGTACCCAGTCAACACATACCTGTGAGTTGCGTATGCGCATACATACATCCCTTGACAAACCATTGGTGGGTTGGTTTATACTCACCGTCACACCCGAAGGGGTTAAACTTTAACGTAGAAAGTACAGGAGATTGTACGATGAGCGATGTGTTTTCGCTATTTGATGAGGAAGTCGATGCCGATAAGTTCGACAAAGTGGACGAAGAGAAGGGCAGTACGCTGTCTGGTCTCATCCGCCAATCACTAGAGGTCGATCAGAAGATTGCTGATGCAGAGCAGTATCTGAAAGACCTCAAATTCCAAAAGCGCAAAGTGAATGAAGAAGACATCCCGAACCTGATGCAGGAGATGGGCATGGATTCTGTGACAGTCGATGGCAACAAGGTTGCCTTGCGACAGTTTGTTCATGCGCGTATCGCAGACGATAAGAAGGACGAAGCGTTCGCATGGATCCGGTCTATCGGTGAAGGGGACATCATTAAAAATGATGTGACTGTTTCGTTCGCGTCTGGTGAGGACAACATGGCAGGGGCTGTCGTAGACGACCTCCGCAACAAAGGTCTGGAGCCAGCGCAAAAGACTCATGTACACCCCATGAAACTGAAAGCATGGGTAAGGGACCGCATTGAAAGTGGTCAGGACATCGACTTCGATACGTTCGGTGTGTTTGTTGGAACTGAAGCCAAGATTACAAGGAGCTAAAGATGGCGGAATCAGCAGTAGCAAAAAAAGAAAGCACAGCAGTTGCTAACATTATGGACGACCTGTACGAAGCAGCAGGTCAGGGCATGGAAACAATCGGCGCAGAGGACATGCAGATTCCGTTCTTACGGATCCTTCAGCCTCTGTCACCACAGTTGATTAAGACTGACCCGAAGTTTATCAAAGGCGCATCCGCTGGCGATATCTTCAACACCGTTACGGGTGAGTTCTGGGAAGCGGACGAAGGTGTGAACGTGCTGATGTGTGCGTACACTACAAAGTTTCTTGAGTTCCAGTTGCGTGAGAACGGCGGCGGTTTTATGGGTGAGATGGATGCTAACAATCCAGACATCCGCAAGACCCAGCGTGTGGGTGCAAACGAAGTTCTGCCAAACGGCAATGAGCTTGTTCGGTCGGCTCAGTTTCTTGTCTTATCCTATGATGAGCAGGGCATGACTTCGCAAATGATCTGTGACATGAAGAAGACACAGATGAAGATTGCAAAGCAGTGGAACACTCGCCGCGCTGGTCTGAAGATTATGCACCCGAGCAAGGGCCTGTTCAATCCACCGATGTGGGCAGTGCCGTGGAAGTTGACCTCAACCCAGGAGACCAACGACAAAGGTTCGTGGTTCAACTACCAAGTTCAGCAGTTGGAGATGGAGTCCGTTCCGATGCCAGCGTTGCAAGAAGCCCGTGATCTGTACACATCGTACCGTGCGGGAGAGATTAAAATGAGTACAGGGGAAGACCAGTCAGCAGCCCCGTCTGTTGACGACACCGACGTACCATTTTAACCAGTAGGGGGCGGGGGTTTTTATTTCCTTTCTACCCCGCCTCCACCCTCTGGGAAGCAGGGCGTACTTTTGGCATAGACGCGCACACACATTGTGTTAATTGTACCCTTGCTTCCCTTACCCCTTGCCCGGAGTAAGTTATGAACCAAGCTGAACGGTTCATGGCGGCGTTTGAAGGCTTCAGTGCCGCACATGGACAGACACAAATATCAGAAGAGAGACGCGCCGGAAAGCAAAAGGCTAAGTCCTTCATTGTTCGCAGACCTTTAACACTAGAACTTATTGTCGCACACCTAGAAGGCAGGGGCGGCGTAGGATCCATACCCATCAACGAAAACAACCAGTGTAAGTTCGGTGCGCTAGACATCGACCTTTATCCTCTGGACCTTGTTGCGCTTGACAAGAAGCTACGGGACAACGATATTCCGTGTGTGGTCTGCCGCTCCAAATCAGGTGGCGCACATATCTTTTTCTTCTTTACAGAATTCTTTAGCGCAGGGGTTTTCCGTGACAAAGCCACAGAGATTGCAGCCTATCTTGGATATGGTGGCTGTGAGATATTCCCGAAACAAGAAGAGATTCTTGTCGAACGTGGTGATGTTGGGAACTTTATCAACCTTCCGTACTTTGATGCGGAACAGACAATGCGTTACGCTATCAAAGAAGACGGAGAGGAAGCGGACCTTACCGAATTTCTGGATCTGATCGAGGCCAGAAGAACCACCCCCAAAGACTTTGAGAACCTACAACTAGGTGAACCTGTCAATGAGTTTGACCAGTGGGCACCCTGCCTAGCGCATATGTTTAGTCAGGGCATACCCGAGGGCACACGCAACACAGTTATGTTTGCTGCCGCTGTCGGTGCCAAGAAAGAACAGCCAGAGAAGTGGAAAGAACGTCTTGAAGAAATCAACACCAAGTATGCTACACCACCTTTGCCAGCTTCTGAGATCGTTGTCATACAGTCTCAGCATGAGAAGAAAGAGTACGGCTTTCCGTGTGAACAGGAGCCGCTGAAGTCTTTCTGTAACAAGGCCCTTTGCAAGACCAAGGCTTGCGGGATCGGCAGTCATGTACAGCATGTTGAACTGACCGGCCTGTGTGTGGTCAAGTCTGAACCGCCTGTGTGGTTCTGTGACGTAGGCGGTCGGCGTGTTGAACTGACGACCGATGACCTGCAAACACCCCAGCGTTTTCAAAAGGCATGCATGGAACAGATACATATCATGCCGCCGATGATGAAGCTGGCCGACTGGCAAGAGCTTGTGTCTATGATGATGGCCGACATGAGTGAGATAGATGTGCCGGAAGAACTGACCTACAAAGGCCAGTTCATGGACCTGCTAGAGGCGTTCTGTGATGGCCGGGTACAAGCGCAGTCAGCCGAAGAGATCGCCCTTGGCAAGCCGTTCACGGACGATGAGGAGGGCCTTACATACTTCAAGCTGGAAGCTCTGCTCAAGTTCCTGCGTAACCAGAAGTTCGACAGCTACAGCCGGGGCCAGATTCAGGAGCGGCTGAAAGAACTGAACGACAACAGCACGGCAAACGGCAAGAAATACTTTGACACTACCAAAGGGCAGCAGAAACAGTTGCGAGTTTGGTGGGTGCCGGCATTCAATGCCGAGGTCCAAGTACCGAGTATCAAGGTTGAAAGTGAGGTGCCGTTCTAAGATGCAGACCACGATCTTCGGTCCGCCGGGTACGGGCAAGACAACCAAACTTATATCGATCGTCAAGCAGGAGCTTGAAGACGGTACACGGCCAGAGGACATAGCGTTTGTGTCCTTCAGCCGTAAGGCAGCGGATGAGGCGCGTACTCGTGCGTCTGATGCGCTGAGTATGAACCCGGATCAGATGGTCTGGTTTCGTACATTACATTCAATGGCTTTTCAATACATGGGTATCACTACTCATCAAGTATTGAAAGGAACTGACTTCACGCAACTTGGCAACTTACTGGGGCTAGAGTTTTCCTCCAATGCATCTGTCCGCATGGAAGATGGGCAACTCTTTTCACCGGGCAAGGGTGGGGATGCTTATCTATCCATGATCCAGTTGGCCAGGGTGCGTGGAGTCAGTCTTGAACAGCAGTTCAACGATACCGCAAACAGGGGCCTGCACTATCAGCAACTAAAATTAGTTGCACAGGTTCTGGACGACTACAAGCGCGACACGGGTAAGGTGGACTTTGTGGATATGATTGAGGACTTTATAGCACAGGGCGAAGGTCCGAGGTTGGAGGTCCTGATTGTCGATGAGGCACAAGACTTGGCCCCACTACAGTGGCGGATGGTTCATGAGGTGTTGAAGCCGCGGGCGAAGCGCATCTATTTTGCAGGCGATGACGATCAGTGCATCTACTCTTGGATGGGTGTCAACGTGCGTGACTTTCTCAATGCATCTGATCATAAGACAGTGTTGGATAAATCATATCGTCTTCCGCGAAACATATATAACATCGCGGATTCTCTGGTAAAACGGGTGGTTGTTCGTCAAGAAAAAGTATGGTCTCCTGTTAATGATGCGGGGCATGTCGTCTGGCATCATGACATCATGGACCTTGATCTTACCAGCGGCGAATGGTTAATCCTTGCTCGAACAAACTACATTGCTAATAAGATTGCTACGGACCTCAAGGAACTGGGTTACCTGTTCTGGCGCGAGGGATCCGGTTGGTCCATTTCTCCCAATGTACTAACCGGAATAGAGGTGTGGCTAAAACTATGCAAAGGTTTGACTGTTACAGCGACAGAACTGAAGACGTTATCTACATTATTGAAGTCGGATATCGTGACCAAATCTGGAAGGAAGAATCTAGCCACCCTCGACAACGAAACTCCCTACGCTCTCGAAGACGTAAAAGAGAACTTCTCCACGAGCGAATTGAAAGAGAAGCCTTGGCACGAAGTGCTGAAGGTGGCGGATCGGGAGAGAATATACATTTCCTCAGTTCGGCGGATGGGGGAGAAGATCCTGACGGACAAGCCGAGGATCAAGATATCGACGATCCACAAAGCCAAAGGTGGCGAGGCGGATAACGTCGCCCTTCTCTTAGATACATCCCGGGCTTGTGCTGAAAGCACCGATCAGGACGGCGAGATTCGCACGTTCTACGTTGGCATGACTCGTGCCAAGAAAGCTCTACACATCATCGAGTCACAATCACAATATGGGTTTGCGTTATGAAAGAATCTCTCAAAGAAAAGTGGTGGAAATTCCATAAAAACAATCCTCATGTATACCAACTATTTGAAAGGTTTACTTTTCAAATTATCCAAGCCGGATTTAAAAACTATTCGGCAAACGCAGTGTTTGAAAGAATACGTTGGCACACAGACATTGAAACAAAGGGCGGTAGTTTTAAACTAAGCAACAATCATCGAGCATATTATGCAAGGTACTTTCATATCTGCAACCCTGAGTACGATGGGTTTTTTAGAACAAAAGCAACGCGAGAGCATATCAATGACTAAAGACAGAAAATACTTCTTAGACACAGCCGAAGGTTTAATCAATGGTCCGAGGGCCAAGGAATACGGACCGGCGAAGATGAACCATGAACGCATCGCCAAGATATGGGGCATTATTTTGAAGCGAGAGATTACACCGGAGGAGGTGGTTGCCTGCATGGTTGGCCTGAAGCTGGCGCGGCTGGCAGAGGACATCAGCAAGGATGACTCTTGGGTAGACATTATTGGGTACGCTGCTCTGGGCGGGGAGATTGTGAACGATGAGAGAATGGAATAAAAGACGCGGCGACTTTGTACGCCAGCGTATCACAAACAACAATCCGATCGTGCGCTTCATGTTTGAAGAGATGCATCGGCAGAGAATACATGAGTGTGACTTCAGTGAACGTGTGGGCTTTCATCGGGACACGCTACGAAACTGGCGCACCCGCTTTCAACCCAGAATCAGCGATATACAAGACTGCTTAGACTTTCTTGGGTATAAGCTAAAGGTTGTAAAGAAGGGCTACGGTGAAACAAATGAGTGAGTATCAGATGGACTTCCTTGACCTAGACATGAAAGAAGCGGCCATTCAGAACCTGAAGACTCAGGATTGGTTGCCTCCTTCTTCGTTTCCTGACCTGACAAACTGTGACAGGATTGCGATCGACTTGGAAACAAGAGACCCGAACATCAAGACGCTGGGTCCGGGCTGGTGCCGGGATGATGGATACATCATCGGCGTGGCTGTGGCAGCGGGTGAGTTCGTTGGTTACTTCCCTGTTCGCCATGAGTCTGGTGAGAAGTTCTCTGAGAAGAAGGTATTTGCATGGCTGAAGAAGCAGCTTGAGACACCTACCATTGAGAAGGTCATGCACAATGCAATGTATGATTTAGGTTGGCTGCGTTGGGCAGGGATCGAGGTCCAAGGTCCGATTATCGACACCATGATAGCCGCGCCTCTGCTGAACGAGAACCGGATGTACTACAATCTGGACTCCTTGGCCCGTGAATATCTGGGTGAGCGAAAGGATGAGAAGGTACTGAAGGCGGCGGCAGCGGCCTTTGGTGTGGATCCGAAGGGAGGAATGTGGCGGCTACCGTCTCATTTCGTTGGTCCGTATGCAGAGCAAGACGCGGCTGTGACCTTGCGACTGTGGGACAGGCTCCGTGCCGATCTGATTCAGGATGAATGCACGGGCATCTTTGAGATGGAGTCCAAGCTCATGCCCGTACTGTTGGACATGAAGACACGAGGCGTTTGTGTTGACGTGGACAAAGCAGAGCAGGTTCAAAAGGAACTGAAGAAGCGTGAGGAAGTTTTACTTGCGGAAATAAAGGATCTCACCCAAGTCAATGTCGAGCCGTGGGTCGCTACATCTATAGCAAAGGCGTTCGATGCCGTTGGGCTGTCCTACAATAGGACAGAAGGCACGAATGCTCCCTCCTTTACAAAACAATTTCTTGCGAATCATGAGCATCCATTGGCGCAGAAAATTGTCCGGCTTCGTGAATTTAACAAGGCAAACACAACATTTATCGAAACCATTCTTGAACATTCTCATAAGGGTCGTATTCATTGTGACTTCAATCCTCTTCGTTCTGATGACGGTGGCACGGTAACGGGTCGGTTCTCTTCCAGCAACCCGAATCTGCAGCAAATCCCAGCCCGTGACCCAGAGATTAAAGCCATGATCCGTGGCCTGTTTGTCCCTGAAGAAGGCTGTAAGTGGGGGTCGTTTGACTACGCCTCACAAGAACCACGCTGGCTTGCCCACTATTGTTCTACACTAAAGGGTGCGAACCGTCACCCTCAGATAGATGATGTGGTGGCTATGTACCATGAAGGCAATGCTGACTTCCACCAGATGGTGGCAGACATTGCAGGTATCAGCCGGAAGCAGGCGAAGACTGTGAACCTCGGCATCATGTACGGCATGGGTCGTGGCAAGCTGGCCGGTGTGATGGACATTACAGAAGATGAGGCAAAGGAACTGCTGGGTCAGTATCATGAGAAGGTGCCATTCGTTAAAGGCATCGCCGACATGACAACCCGCCGGGCAGAAGAGATCGGGCATATCAGAACCTGGCTGGGCCGGAAGTGTCGGTTTGACATGTGGCAACCAAAGTCTTACGGTTTTCATAAGCCCTTGCCGTTGGAGCAAGCGGCTAAAGAATATGGCGGAAGAGCCGCCATTAAACGTGCTTTCACATATAAAGCACTGAACAGGTTGATCCAAGGATCGAGTGCCGACCAAACCAAGAAGGCGATGGTTGATTGCTATGCAGAGGGGCTGCTCCCTATGCTGACGGTACATGATGAACTTTGCTTCAACATTGAAAGTCAGGAACAAGCTGATCGGATCACTGAGATTATGACCACTTGTGTCCCGAACTTAAACGTACCCTTCGAGGTTGATGCTGCAATCGTAGACAACTGGGGGGAAGTAGAATGAGGTAATCATGTACACTGCTGTCATACTGGCATGTCACGCAATCATGAGCGGCGCATGCTTTCAACTTGTAGACAACCGGGGTCCGTACCCCACCGCAGAACAATGCGAAGTCAGAATAGAAGAGATGGTGAAGGACACTATCGTCATGTGGCACAAACACAACGCCCCTATTCTGGTCAAAGGATGGAAATGTGAGCAAGATGTCGGAACCTAAATGCTGGTGCTGCGGCACAACATTAATCTGGGGCGGCGACCACGACCAAGAAGATGCAGACGGCAGGCAATATATCGAGTCAAACCTGTCCTGCCCCGGTTGTGATGCGTTTTACCTGTGGTATCAGCCCGTAGACCCTGATTCTCAGGACGTTGAAGGTACATAGACACGGCCATCTTTGCTGAAGGCCCTGAGAATCGATGTTTTTATTGAGTGAAATCAGTCACTTGCAAGTGCCCGCATACGGGCTACTAAACGCCGTGCGCGGTTTGGAACCTGCGTATACCACTTGGAATCGACCATCTCGTCTGCTGCGGAACTGAAATCCCGCGCATCTACCCCGGCTTTCATGCCGACGAACTTCGACAGACGAGGGTAGCCGAGGTTGAACATCATGTTTGCGATGATTAGCTGACACTCTTCTGGCAGATCGTTCCAGTCGTCATACAGTCTGTGGCAGTCATCTAATGTAATTGCGATGTCCAGCTTGAAGACTGCGTCCACACGCTCCTGCTCAATGACGGTGCCAACGGCCTTGCCATATTCAGGGTCGTCCTTGGTAATCAAATGACCGATGCCAAATGTTGGCAGACCTAAATGGTCCAGATAAATCTCATACTTGCAACCTTCGTCAGAAGCAAGCTCCTGACGTAGCTGGTCTATAGTCGCTGATTTCATTGTGACCTCTGGAAGATTTGCAGGTTCTTAAGGGCGTCGATCGGATTGCTGCCCAACAAAGAAGCGTCAGGTTGGGAAGTAGGTGCGGGAGCCGCCGCTTGGGCAGGAGCGGCCCCCGCTTGCGCTGCCGTTGGAGGAGGAGGTACGGCTGCAGCAACTGGTTGTTCTACAGGTTTAGGGACAAAGGTCCGAGGTGCTTCGACCTGTGCTTCGGGTTCAGGCTGTGCCCCGAGCTTGAGTTTGCGAAGTTCGCTTCTGATTGCGAAGATGTCGGACATCGGAAGTTTGTTTCCGTTTTCCCGGACGCGCTTTCTAATTTCCTTAGACGGCTTGAAAGGAACAAAGCGACCCTGCATCAGGGCAGTAACTTCTGCAACCTTGTTCTTCTTTAACACTTTCCGAATCTCTGAGTCAGGAATGCCCAGCTTCCGCATGTTCTGCACAACCCGATACATCTCGTTCATGACCCTGAACCGAGCTTCGTTAGCTTCTCTGTATGTGTTTACTGCGTTCTCAGGATCAAGCTGGCTCCGGGTACTCACCGCAGTGTTGAAGATCTGAGATGTGCTTTGCAGTGCGCGTCCATACTCATAGCCGCGATACATCATAATATTTTCTGGCTTGACTTCGTTCTCAGTGATGCCCGTAAACGCTCTGAAAAGTTCTTGCGCCACTCGTCTCTCGTTACCGTTTGGATCTGTGGTGTCGGACATTAGTGACCGAGCAAACCGCCCAGGCTCTACGCCAAAAGTCTGTGTCTCTTTTCTCTGTCCTTTTAAAGTAATAGGAGCCGCCCCCGGAACAAAGGAATCAGCGATATGAAAGAAGCTCTTCATAGCCTTATCGCCAACAGTGTCTTCGTCCCGATACACTTTCGCACCAGTTTGTGTTCTGCCGCCGCGAACAGTGGCATCAACAATCCGCTCAGTGACGATCGACTCACTGGCAAACGGAGAGAAAATTTCCCCAACAGCCCCGATCACAGCGTCTGACGCAATCTTGCCAGTGTCGCTGCCCATCTCTTCGCCCCGGTTCACTGCGTTCAATACAGCGAGGAAAGGACGCTGAAGATAATCATATGGGTTGGTGTAACTGTAATCAATATACCCTGTGACTCTGCCGTCCTTGTCCACACTGGTAGGAATAAGACGGCTGTTCTGCTGCCAAGGAGCGGCGGTCTCACGAACCGCTTCCATCTGCTCTTCACTAACACCTGTCAGATCCATAGCCATTTTCTGAAGAGTGATGGGAGCAACAAACATAGTCATGCTCGAACCCATCAAGCGACGCATGCCAATCTCACGAACCTTCGCGTTTGAGCTTGCCAGTTCATCAAGAGATTGCTTC